TCAGGTGGGCAGTCTCGTTACAGAATTGCCGCTAACTATGGTACAAGCATTTTTCAAGGTGATTTGGTAAAACAAGTTACTGGAGGAGGTGTTGAAAGAGCCGCTGCTTCTTCAACTGTGCCTGTAGTTGGTGTCTTTAATGGATGCATGTATACAGACCCAACCACAAAGGAACAAATATTTAGCAATTATTACCCTGCAAGCACTAATGCTTCAGACATAATTGCCTTTATAGTTGATGACCCCAATGTGGTTTTTGAAGTACAGTCTGATGACACTTTCCCAGTGGCAGACCTGTTTGGTAATTTCGATATAGTCGATACTAACTCAGGAAGCACTACTACAGGGATTTCAGGTGTTGAACTGGACTTATCAACAGGTGCAACCGCTACAACATTACCTCTAAAGGCTATTGATATTTCTCAAGACCCTGATAACAGTGATGTAAGTACCTCTAATACTAATGTAATGGTTGTTATTCAAAATCACATAGCTGGCGTTAAAGGCGCTGGTCTAGCATAAGGTAGGTAAACAATGGCAATAAGTAGAGCGCAACTAGCAAAAGAGCTAGAACCCGGACTAAATGCACTGTTTGGAATGGAATATGATGAATACCAAGGAGAATACGAAGAATTATTCTCAGTCGAGGACTCAGATAGAGCCTTTGAAGAAGAGGTATTAATCGTAGGATTTGGTGCCGCACCAACTAAAGAAGAAGGTGCTGGAGTAAGTTTTGATAATGCAGGTGAAGGTTACACTGCTCGTTATACACACGAGACAATAGCCTTAGCTTTTGCATTAACAGAAGAAGCTATTGAGGATAACCTATATTCACAGCTTGGCTCTCGTTATACGAAAGCTTTAGCTAGAAGTATGCAACACACCAAAGAAGTAAAAGGTGCAAATGTGTTAAACAATGCATTTGATACCAACTTTGCTATTGGTGATGGGCAACCTCTCATTTCTACAGCACACCCTTTAACAGGTGGTGGAACTGCAAGAAATAGGGCAACCACAATGGCTGATTTGAATGAAACTTCCTTAGAAGATAACATTATTGATATTTCAACATTTGTTGATGACAAGAATCTAACTATTGCAGTTAGACCTGAAAAACTAATTGTGCCACCACAGTTGGTGTTTGTAGCTGATAGGCTTCTAAACACACCGGGCAGAGTTGGAACTTCAGACAATGACATCAACTCAATTAGAAATCAATCTTCTATACCAAATGGTTTCTCAGTGAATCATTATCTCAATGACCCTGATGCATATTACATCTTGACATCTGTGAATAGTGATGGTGAAGGACTCAAAATGTTTGAGAGATCACCAATGGAGACAACCATGGAACCTGAGTTTTCAACAGGTAACATTAGGTACAGAGCAAGAGAAAGATATTCTTTTGGTGTTTCAAATTGGAGAGGAGTGTTTGGTTCCCAAGGAGCTTAATATTCTCAACCATAAAAAAGGGGAGCTTTTGCTCTCCTTTTTTTTGTTATAACTCTTCTTGGTGTTTTGTAAATTTAAAACCTTTGTGTTGTTCTTTAAACATCTTGTCTAATATTCTTTCTATTTTAAGATTTTCACCTTTCATAAATTTTACTTTTTCAACATCTTCAGGTCTAAAGTTTAAAGATGTTTCAATGTCAAATTTATTGTCAGTATGAATTTTTTCTAGGCATTGAGTAATAGTTATTACCTGTGAGTGTGTTAAGGTTATGTTCATATATTCTCCTTTTTTGTATATGTTGATATTAACATATATTAATACTTATTACAAGCATAAATTAAACTTACATCCAAAAGACATCTTTGCTATACTAATTTGAAACCAAGGTAACTTGTTGTTTCAACTGACTTGGCAGACTTACTCCAAAGATGGAACAGCTACATTTAGTTAGGAGAACATTATGGCTAAATCAACATTTTCAGGTCCGGTCAAATCAATGGCAGGATTTATTACAGCAGGGGTTAATAGCTCTGTTTCTTTAACAGCAGACACAACTTTAACTGTGGATGCACATGCAGGAAAAATCTTGTTGTGTAATGATGCAGATGGTAAATTCACTTTGCCTTCTATTTCTACAACCACACCAAGTGACCCTACAGACCCAAATCAAGCTAACAACATTGGTGCTTCATTCTTTTTCTATATTGAAACACTAGCTTCTGATCTTGACATTTTGACTGATGGCACAGATAAGTTTAAAGGTGCAGTCATCATTGGTATTGATGATAGTACCAAGAAAGCTTTTGTTCCAGCGGCATCTAATGATGTTATGACTCTGAATGGTACAACTAAGGGTGGTATTGTTGGTAGTGTTATTCAAGTAACAGCTATTGATACAGCTACTTATCTTGTACACAATTCATTATTAATTGGTTCAGGAACTATAGTTACACCATTTGCTGACGCTTAATAGGAGCTAATTATGGCAGATGCAGTAACTTCAACAACTATAGTAGATAGTGAAAGACTGGCTGTGCTTCAATTTACTAACACATCAGATGGTACTGGTGAATCAGCAGTAACCAAGGTTGATGTTAGTGCCTTAAATCCAAGTAGCAATGGGCAAACATGTACAGGTGTACATCTTGCAAAAATTTGTTACTCAACTTTTGGCATGAGTATTAAGCTTTTATGGGATGCTGACACTGACACTATTTGTTGGGATTTAAATTCTAACTATGCAGATTCAGAAGATTTTTCTGAATTTGGTGGATTGGTGAATACAGCAGGTACAGGCAAGACAGGTGATATTAAGCTAACTACAGCAGACCACTCTAGTGGTGACTCTTATGTAATTGTGCTTACACTTATCAAAAGCTATGGTTGATATTTTTTGTAGCAATGTTTCGACATTGCTACATTTTTGAATATGGCTAAAGAAAGAAAACAAAAGCCAATACCAAAAACAACTAAAGGCAAGGGTGCAAATTATCGCCCTACCAAAAAGGGTGCTGGTATGACCAAGGCTGGTGTTAAGGCTCACAGGAGAAAGAACCCCGGCTCTAAGTTGAAAACAGCAGTAACTAAAAAGAAGAATCTGACAAAATCAGAAAAGGCAAGAAGAAAATCTTATTGTGCTAGAAGTAAAGGTCAGATGAAGAAATTTCCGAAAGCGGCTAAGAATCCCAATTCAAGATTAAGGCAGGCTAGAAGAAGATGGAGATGCTAAATGGCAATACCTAAAAATGTAAAAAACCCAAGTCTTTATAGTAAAGCTAAAGCTAAAACAAAAAAGAAGTTTGATGTTTACCCAAGTGCATATGCAAATGCATACATGGTCAAAGAGTATAAAAAAATGGGTGGCAAGTATGCAAAAAATGGTGGCATTATGAAAAAAGACTTTAAACCAATACCAGCAGGCAATAAAGGTTTGCCTAATCTACCAAAAAAAGTAAGAAACCAAATTGGTTTTATGAACAATGGTGGTACTGTCAAGTCTTTTGTTGCAAGAGGATGTGGTGCCATTGACCCATCAAGAACAAAGAAAACCAAAATGCGAATGTCATAATGGCAAAGGGTGGTGGACTAAGAAGTTGGTTCAAAGAAGATTGGGTAGATATTGGCTCACCTAAAAAAGGTGGTGGTTTTAAAAAGTGTGGCAGATCAAAAACCAAAGGCTCAAAAAGAAAATATCCTAAGTGTGTGCCTAAAGCTACAGCCAATAGAATGACTAAATCACAAATCAAATCTGCTGTGCAGAGAAAGAGATCAAAAAAGCAAGGTGTTGGTGGTAAGCCAACCAATGTAAAAACTTTTGCAAAAAGTAAAAAGTAATGCTGACACAAGATCAGTTACAATCTGAAATAAGAGCTTGGTCAAGTGAAGCTTTAGAAACAAAACAAGATAATGGTCATGCAACATGTCCTTATGCAAAAAACACTTGGAACAAACAAAAAGTAAAGATACTAAAATCAAAAGATATTTACTGGGAAGATTTGTTTAAGTGTGCTTTGAATTTTCCAAAAGACTATGATGTGGTTATATATTGTGACTTTAATGTTGATCTGCCTGTAGAAGTGTTTGATGACAGGCTCAACCTATTTAATACTTTGTTTAGCAAGCAAAACCTTTGGTTAATGGGTTTTCACCAAGATCACGACTCTAAAAGCATTGTTGAATTAGATGATTTTGAGCCAATGTATGAAGATGCTTATAACATGGTGTTTATGCAGGGTTTAAAAGAATTAAACAATGCTTCACAAAATTTAGCTGACTTAGGTTATTATAGTAATTGGACAAAAGAGGAGTATGATAATATTTTAATTAGATGGAGTATTCAAAATGAAGAAAAATAAATCAGGAATTAAAAAGAACATTGCTGGTGGCTCTAACAATAGAAGGGCTAGACAGGGTGCTGTTGTACCTATGATGAAAGGTGGTGTTGTTAAGATGGCTGGTGGTGGCATGGGCAAAAAGTCAGGTGTCAAGAAAATGGGTAGGGGTGGCAAGCTCAAGAAATAATTTATGGCTACATCAAGTTCAAAAAACTTTGAGTTAGATGTTGCAGAGTATATTGAGGAAGCATTTGAAAGATGTGGACTTGAGCTTAGAACTGCATATGACTTAAAGACTGCTAGAAGAAGCTTAAACCTTTTGTTGGCTGAATGGTCTAATAGAGGTCTTAATCAATGGACTATAGCCACTAAAACTTTGGCTATGGTAGATGGCACAGCTACTTACAATATAGATAGTACCAATGCTACTGCTCCCATAGATGTATTAGATGCATTTGTGAGAGAAACCATAAATGGTTCAAGCTCAGATATACAAATGACTAGGCTTTCTAGGAGTGAATATTCAGCAATACCTGATAAGGGTACAGAAAGCAAACCAAATCAATTCTTTGTAGATAAACAACTTACACCAACCATCAGTGTTTATCCAACACCTGATAAAAGCTCAACCTACACAATACACATGAATGTATTGACAAGAATGGATGATGCAGATGCAAACTTAGACACATTAGAAATACCATTTAGGTTTTACCCTTGTTTAGCCGCTGGTTTGGCTTATTACCTATCAATCAA